TTAGGGAGAAAATACGGTACACTTAACTCGGGTAATACTGAAGCAATTAAATTGATCAACGATTTTGATTGGTTGAAAAATTACTTTAACCGATAAGTTGAGTTAACGGTTTCTTAAAAATTGTCACACCGTTCATTTCTACACTAAGATCTGTGTAGAATTTAAGTGTTTCGATATTAAGATGTCCGAAATAAGTTAAAACATCATTAAGCATTAAATGTTGCAAAAAATTACAAGGGACCCTAGCAACTTTTGCATCATTTAAATAGAGTACTACCATGCAATTTAAATTTTCAGTGGTAACCATTGTTGTCTCGCATAAGTTGATATATCTAATATTATTGTAGGGTCGGAATTTATTCCATGCAATAATCTGTCTACCTTTGTAATCGCAGCATCAATTCCATCATTTACTCCTAACTTAAAAGGGTGAGTAAATTTATAATGAGTATATTCATTACTACCTGTTCGCAATCTATCAACTACTTCGATTGTTACAGGAAATGGGTGGCCGTATTGTTTTAGAACTTGAAACATCACTGTCCATTCATTAATAAATTGTTTCAGTAATGCTGCAACATCTGTAAGTGCCCCGGTCATATAATCTAGCATAAACGGAGGGCCGTACCCATCAGGCATAGAATACTTACTGTAATATAACGGAGTAGTATTTGGAAATAGCGGGTTGTTTCCTGTATCTCCGATTACTGTTTGATCAGAAGATACAGGAGTTGCCATTTTATATGCATTACTGTTAATGCTTTCTTTATATAAATCCGAGTAAATGTTAAATGTATTATCAACACTTATTAAATGATATGTTCCTGTATTTTCAAATAGATATGCATTATAGCAACTAACTTGAGAAAACCCTACAGGATCAACTTCATTTGTCCACATAGTTACATCAGTAGCAGTAACATCTAATCTAGCAGTAGTAGGTAAGCGTTTTACCGCTACAGTATTGCTAAACTGAATTACGTTTGCTTCTGTGTACGTAAGGAATTTGGTATGTAGAAATGGCATCATAGTACAGTATTTAGTCAGTAGTCAGTATTCTGCATTAGCATAAAGTACACAATTAAATAACATTATGAACATCCCATGGAAAACTATAAAAGTTTTTGGTCAACGGACTATGCTCGATTCTCAATTGTTTTCTGTGAGTTGGATTTTAGGTCGATTTTGTAATTATAAATGCAGTTATTGTTGGCCGTATGCTAGATCAGATACTCTAGATTACCAGCCGTTAGAACTATATAAACACACAATAGACGAAATTAAGTCGCAAGCTAGATCTAATGGTTTTAACCAATTTCATTGGAGTTTTAGTGGTGGTGAACCTACTGCTTATAAACATCTTCTAGAGTTAACGAAGCACCTTGATGATGGTATTCAAACACCGTATCAAAGTATTCATATGACTACTAACTTATCACCTAGTAAGAATTGGTGGAGAAATTGGGCAGATTCTACAAGTATGTTACAACGTAGAAGCATAACTGCCAGCTATCACGACGAGTTTTCAAAAGAAGATCAGTTCAGTGACAAACTGTTACAGTTAATAGACGATAATGTACATGTTACTGTAAATCAAGTTATGGTACCCGGAAAGTTTTACGAGCTGTATGATCGATTAGTTAATTTTAATAGGCAAGGTATTAATGTTACACTTAAACCGCAAAGCGACTTAACTGCTTCTAACATAGTAAGCGGATACACTGATGATATGATTAAACTCATGCAAACCGGATTCCCACAGCGGAGTAACGGAGCAGCTATATATCAGATAGCGTTATATGATAACCATAATACAGAATACTTGCTTGACCAAGCTGAACGATTCAATTCATTCGGGTTTAATAAGTTTACAGATTGGACTTGCAATAGTGGTCATCAAAGTGTTATAATTAAGTCTAACGAAGTGAAACGTGGTTACAGTTGTCACGATACTATGTTAGGAACGTTAGATAACGGGTTTACTATTTTTAATGCTCCTGCAAAATGTATCACTCCCACATGCGTTAGTTCAGCTGATAGTAAAATACCAAAAAGAAAAGTGATACCAATAAATGCAACTTGATTCGGACCATATCCATTACTGGATGCAGGCTATTAGGCAAAGCGATAATCCTATTCGTACACTAGATGCATTTTGGAAAGGACAAATTTCCAGTAAGGAATGGTTAATTAGTAACCTACGGCCTTTTGTATTACAACAGGCCTCTGTTGATATCCACGGAGGGTGGGTTGGCATACTTGCTAGCATGTTATTTCAAAGTCATACTCCGGTAGGAAATATTCGCAGCATCGATATAGATCCGTCTTGTGCACCTATTGCTACCATGATGAATAAGGGCGAAGAAATGCAAGGTAGATTCACCGCAGTAACAGCAAATATGTGTGACATTAAAAGTAACGCTGACATTATAATTAACACAAGTTGCGAACATATTACACAGGCAGACTATAATCGGTGGTGTTCGGCATTGCCGTATACTAGTGTAGTAGTGCTACAAAGCAATAACTATAACATACCAGAGCATATTCGCACAGCAACCAGTTTAGATAACTTTAAAGAACAGTGTAACATTGACACAGTTTTATGGGCAGGCGAACTCGATCTACCAATGTATACCCGTTACATGATCATAGGAAGAAGAAAATGATAAAAAGATTAATACTAAGAATTAAAAATTATTTCTTGTTTAAGAAAAGACTAAAAGAACTACGCAAACGAGACCCGTTCATTTACAAATAGTATGTTTCATTTTTCAGAACTAAGACAAATACATCTAGAGATAACAAACAACTGCCAAGCCAACTGTCCTATGTGTAACAGGAACATCGACGGCGGCCTAGATAATCCGCTTATTAAAATAACTAATTGGTCACTTGACGATTTTAAATCTGTAATGACTTCCGAAGTGCTGTCGCAAATCACAAATTACTATTTTTGTAGCAATTTTGGTGATCCAATGATGAACAATAGTCTTATCGAGATGTGCGAATACTCACGTAGCATTTCTCCTAATGTAGCTATTACTATTCATACCAATGGCGGTGCGCGAAATTCTGTTTGGTGGCGCCAACTTGCTAAATCGTTACCGGATAACCATAATGTAGTGTTTGCACTTGACGGGTTAGCCGATACCCACCACCTATATAGGGTAGGAACTAAATTTGAAACAGTATTAGAAAATGCGCGTACATTTATTAATTCGGGCGGGACTGCTGAGTGGGTGTTCCTTAGATTCAAACATAACGAACACCAGGTTGAAGAGGCACGAAGTATTTCAATTAAGTCAGGATTCAAAAAGTTTACAGTTAAAAATAGTTCTAGATTTATCTTAGACCCAACAGTAAAAATTGTAGATCGAAATAATAAAGTGATGCACTACATCGAACCTGCAACAGATACCCCGTTGAAATTCATAGATAAAAAAGTAATAGATTCTTATAAAGAAATAGTAAAAAACTCTGTTATATCATGCAAGGTGCAACAGTATAAAGAAGTGTATATCGATGCTTACAAAAATTTGTATCCATGTTGCTGGATAGCTAGTGTTCCGTATACTCATGTTGATTTAGACGGAGCATTTAAAGTTCGAATCGATATGCTAGAACAACATGCTGAGTTGATGGCAAAGTTAGGTGATACAAATGTAATAAATCGATCTATTAAAGATGTTATAGATTCAGATGCTTACCAAACAATATGGACTGAGTATTGGACAACTAACAAGTTGATTGTCTGTGCAAGAAGTTGCGGCGACGGGAATTTCGCAAAGCCGGGAGATCAAGTAGCTAATGTCTAGTACTTTTTGCCCGTTACCTTGGATACATTTAGCAACTCGCCCTAACGGTGATGTACGACTGTGTTGCACGTCGAACGCAAGCGGTGCAGGGCTTGATAACGAAAAGCAAATTGGTTTAGTTAAAAGTGACAATTTTGTTATGAATCTACAGCATCAATCATTAGAGGAGGTGTGGAATTCCTCTTTTATGAAAAACACTAGATTACAAATGCTCAATAACGAGATTCCGGCTAGTTGTGCAAAATGCTTTAATGAAGAATCAAATGGGATTGTTAGTAAACGACAATGGGAATCTGTAGTATGGAAGGATCGTGTAGATATCAATAGTATTGTGGCACAAACTCAAGCCAACGGCGAGCTTCCTGTTAGCATTCCATATTTTGACTTAAGGTTAGGAAATATATGCCAGCTTAAATGTATTATGTGTAGTCCACATGATAGCAGCGCGTGGATTAAAGAATGGAAGGTACAATATCCAAAATACAAAACATTTGAACTATCGCATGATCAACGCTGGGATAGTAAAGTTAATTACAACTGGTATAAGAAAGGTAGTTTCTTGGAAAGTATGCGTAAGCAGGCACACTTTATTCAAGAGTTGTACTTTGCTGGAGGAGAGCCGTTGTTAATCCCTGAACATTATACAATACTCGAGTTTATGGTAGAGATCGGTGCTGCTAAGAATTGTGTAATACGGTATAACTCGAACGGATTAGAACTCCCGGAGAAGTTATTTGAACTGTGGAAACACTTTAAGCAAGTTAAATTTAACTTTAGCATTGATGCTGTCGGGGAGAAAAATGATTATATTAGATATCCTAGCAAGTGGAAAGATGTTACTGCCAATTTACATAGACTAGACGATACCCCAAATAACATTATTGTAAATATTGCGTGTGCAGTGCAGGTGTTAAATGTACTATATGTGGCAGATTTAGTTAAATGGAAGCAACAGCAAAATTTTAAAAAGATCAATCTGCCGCCGTATGGTGCGGGCCTTATAGGAACACATTTAGTGTACTTGCCGGACTATCTAAATGTTAGAGTATTACCTAAAGAATTAAAAGAAGCAGTTAAGCAGCAGGTAACTAAATTATGTGACACCTATTCACATGACATCGAGTTTCAAAATAATCCGTATGGAAAATCACGATGGCAAGGGTTAATCCAATATATGAATCAAGAAGATTGGAGTAGTAAGTTACCTATTATGCTCGAGTACTTAACAGTTACTGATCAACAACGCAATTCGAACTTTAGAGAAGTTTTTCCGGAATTAGCTATTTTATGATACCTATTGCTATTACATCAAATCAACCTAGTAATTTTATTAAGATTAGTTATAGTGTAACAGACATATGCAATTTTAAATGTAGATATTGTTTTCCGGGATCAAATTCCGGAAAGTATAAATGGCCAGCTAATGTTAGTCAAGTAGTTGATAATTTTAGTCACTTATTTGATTATTATAAACGCAACGGCAAAACACAAATTGAATTACAATTATTAGGTGGAGAACCTACACTATGGCCCGAAGTTGATCAGTTTCTAAGCAGATTAAAAGAGCAACACGAGTTTAGATCGTCTATCCAATCTAATGGATCACGTACATTACGGTGGTGGCAGGAAAAAAATTACATTTTCGATAAAGTAAACTTATCTGCACATTATAAAGAAATCAACTTACAACATTTTACCGAGGTTGCAGATCTTCTTTATAGGAACGGAGTATATGTTGATGTTTCTGTATGCATGGATCCGTATGAATGGAATAAATGTATCGACATGATTGAGTATTTTAAGAATAGTAAGTATAAGTGGTACATAGGAACGCAGAAAATCGAAGAAGCAGACGGAGCAAATCTATATTCTCCAGAGCAGATATTATTTTTATCTAATTCAATTAAACGATATCCAAATCTATGGTATGCATTTAAGATGCGAAATCATTTTCATATTAACAGAAGTAAGATAAAGTTTAATGACGGAACAACTCAAACGGTTCGTCATAACCAAGTAGCATTAAACGATTGGAATCACTTTTTTGGGTGGAATTGTAATATTGGAAAAGAAAGCCTTTATATAAATCCCAAAGGAATAATGGAGGGATCGTGCAGCAATCGGCTTTACGGATTAGATGCCAAATATAACATTTACGATGCTGATTTTATAAGTAAATTTAATCCAGAGTTAAAGTCCGCAGTATGCGAGCATAAGACATGTATATGTGCTCCTGAAACTCGCATTTCAAAGTCTATTAAAATTTTTAATGCTTGATAATTGTATGTTTTGTTAATGGTATATCGGCTGCACAAGTACACCAGTTCCTATCACATATAACAGGTGCGGTAGGAATTGTAAATGTATCGTTATAAATGTTTCCAAGACTGCCGCCTACTCTACATGTTGCTCTATGCACCTCACCGTCCCAGTTAATCATTAGGCTTTCGATACCTGCATTGCAACTCCACCCTTTATATCCGTTGAGGTGAAGTTTAATAACATCATTGGCGTGTATCTCTTGTTTATCGTCTATGATAACATTTGGTTTTACACTAGCACCGGATTCTTTTACCCATTTTAAATCAGCTGGATGATAGCGCATATCGTCAAACAAATCATGATCGCCTTCTGTCCAACGTATGCGTCTCACTGTGTTAGGAATCCCTTCAGCATCACATCGTTCCTTTAGCATGCGAGCCTGTGTAACGTAATCGTGATGTGCCATTATTTGCATAATAACATTAATCCCAGTCATGCTTATTATTCTATTGCCTGTTTCGAACACTCGCTGCCAGTTGTATTCTAGATGCATACTGAACACATACTGGTCAACCGGCAATGTAGAATAGAACTCATATGGGCGAGTGCCATTAGTTGTTACACTAACCCACTCGATGCCGTGATCTCTTGCATAGTGCAATAGCTTATCAAACTTAGGGTGAACGCAAGGCTCGCCTCCTGTAAAACTTAATCGCACAGGTTTGCCTATTGCTGCAAGCTTATCGATAGTAGATTTAAGTATGCCTATATCAGTATGCGGGCTTGTATTATCGTGAATACTAGACGGACAATAACTGCAATCATAATTACATCGTTTACCAAGATTCCATTCTACTTTTATAGCGTCTTGATGCTTCCATTTACCTACTACTTTATACATACAGTTTGAACTCGGGAGTAGTATCGATAAAGCTTTGATTTCGTGTCGAATCTAGTTTGTTGTTAAAATCTATACAATCGGCCCACATCACAGAATTATCATTTGCATTTAAGTAATTGATAACACCGTCTATGTGGGTATTAGTGATACCTAATAGTATAGGATTTTTTATTACATGCTTATAAGTAGGCACTTTTATCTTTGCTTCTTGCAATCGCTTAATAGCAAGCTCTTTTAATTCTAACGGTAATACCTGTATAGATAATGCTTGCGGGTAGTTGACCATATTAGTATAAAATACAATTCCTAACTCGTCTAAGAAGTATTCAATCATCTTATCTAATATTAACACATTACTAACCTGCACTGCAACTGCTCCTACAATGCGGCTAATATTTGGAATAGATTGTATGTCTTTTATATTTGCAATTACTTCGTCCCAATCAGCATTACCTCTTATGTATTCATAGCTAGGACCTATTCCGTCAATGCTTACATTAACTGCAACACTTTTAAACTTAGGCCAGTATTCCCAAATAGTTCGTTTACCTTTTCCTAGCATAGTTAAATTAGTTGCATACTTGATTTCTATTTGATGCCCGTATGTCGCAAGCTTATCTAATATCTTATAATGAGTAGGGTCCATTAATGGTTCACCTCCTGCAAACTCAACACGTCGAAAGAACGGCAATAACTTTTCAAAACTATTCCACCAGTTGTCTGTATCAACGAAACTATCAAGAAAGGGCTTGTTAACTAAGTTCAACTCGATAACTCGTTGCACAAGATAATTATCTTCTTTCTTATAATGATCAACTACTGCATTCCAGTCATTCCAACTAGTGCTATCCATTGGATTACACATACGACATTTTAGATTACACAGGTTATTCATTTTAATTTCCATTGTAGGAATTTCAAATGGCATTGTATAATCAGTTCGCATAGTAGATAATGCAGTTGGGTATAAGTGAATACGAGCTTCGGGAATGATACCATTAATATGGCGTTGCCGTAAGCTCTCTACTCCTTGATCTTCTAAATTAAAACATGGTGCACATTCTGGCGGGCGCTCGCTATTAAGCACCTGCCTGCGAATACGCTTCATTGTTTGATTGTTCCATATCTCTTCTAATGAATGGCATTTAATATTGCCAACAGGATGACTGCGGCAACATGCTTTAACTGCTCCGTCTTCTCGTGTTGCTAACCCTGTAAAGGGATGCATACAAAATGTGTTAGATTGATTGTTCAATTGCCCATGCCCGTTCTTTACACCAGAAGCAGGTGTTACATAAAGGAACGTATTGCCCTGCTTTGTAATTAGTATAGTTTATATCTGCAAATTCACCCTCGCAGCTACGAGTTAAATTAAACAATTCCATAATACCTAATTGCGCATATTGCGAAAGGACCCAGGATTTATCTACGAATCGAAAAGGATGAAATGCCCATCTACCCATATGTTGCATCTCTTGTAAATGCTTATTAGACTCAGTTGGATCAATATCTCGCTCTTTCATTCCACCTAACTCAATACCTTTTGGGTTGCGAGTTACTGCATTGTAATATGCTGCACAATCTTCAGTGTGGCATACATATTCAGCAAACGCTCGAATCTCAATATTGTCGCCACTTACTCTTTTTTTATATTCGTCAGTAACAAATGCACCGTTTCCATATTCTAAATCAGGAGAAATGAAATTTGTATGTCTATGAAATTGAATGTTTGGAAACTGGTTAACAAACCAATTATAAACACGTAAGCTATCAGTACCTTGCCAGGGGCGAGTCTTCCACATACGAGTATGACTAATGATATGAATATTAGTATGGTGTGTAATCTTTGAGCATAGTAGGTAAGTTAGTAACGCACTGTCTGCACCACCACTTAGGCTAATTGCTATGTTTTTCCAGGTCGGATCGAACGGAACTTCAGTTGTTTGCATTTTTTATTTATAGGAGTTAACATAGCATATAAATATAATCATAATGCTAGTTAAATTAAATTATACAGTACCTGACGAGCTATTACAAGCCGCAAAAGACCTTTTACCAATTGATCAATTTAGAGAGACAATTAATCAACCAACTGGCAGATTTTTCTACGATCCCTGGAAGATAAAACCAGAATATCAAGGAACAGCATGGGACCGTATTTTACAAACGTTACCGTTAGAGATAGGTGAGGCACGGATTATTTCGTTGAAGCCAGCTACCTGCTATCAATCACATGCTGATATTGATGATCGATATCATTTAAACATAGCAAGTCACTTTGCCTACCTTGCAAATCTAGATGAAGGAGTAATGCATAGATTACACCCTGACGGATGTTGGTATGTATTAGACACCGGACCGAGGCATAGTGC